TCAAAATATATTAAATTGGTATCCTGCATTTGAAGAGTCTATGAACAGGTTTTTTCAAGATCCAGAATGTAGAACTATTTATGTTCATTGTCAATGTGGAATTAATCGTAGTGGATTTTTAACAGTTTTGTATATCGTTAGAAAATTTGGATACGAATATGATACTGTAGTACGATCTATTCTTCGACAACGGCCTTGTGCATTGACAAATACGTCTTTTGAAAAGCAAGTTATAAACTATATAAGAAACAATGGCAGACTTGGATAAAAATCCATTATGGTCGAACGTTAAACCCGATGCATCCGCCTCATTTATGGGACCTGATTACAGCTATGCAGATAATATTCCAGGACCAGCATCGCTAGGTGTTAGTGGTAATGGAACCTTCGGTCAAGTATATACAAACTTGAATGCAGTGACTACTTATGTGAAAGGATTAATTACAGGAGATCCTCCTTTAGGAAATCAATATTTTATTAATACAGGTGGTGTATGTACTGCACCCGATGGATCAACGCAGCCAAGATGGAATTACATCAATAACATACCAGGAGGCGGTAGTCCACCTGCAGGTATTCAAGATTTGGCATTTCTATCAAATGACATGAGAGGATTAATTCCAGGAATTGTTCAAGATGTAGAAGGTTTGAATCCTTATTATCTCTTTTCTGCTTTAACATCTGATGGTACACCAGGATGCGATTGCTATAAATGCAAAGTAACAACTGGAGGCGATACTTATTTTCTTACTCCAAATATGTCACCAGATTACGATCCAGTTCTTTGTTCAAAAGTAGACGTATCACAATGCAAGACAACTACAGAAGGGTTTGCAAATGCATCACAATCAAGTTCTATTCCAACAATTTTAGCGTTAATTGGAGTGTTGTATTTTGCAATTAAGTAATATTTTAAGACTAGTAAGTTAACTTAGTAAAGAAATGGACAATATATTTCGAGTGAAGAAAGTTCAGGAATCTGGACAGTCTTCAAAGTTGCAAGGAACGTTGGATTCACTCCATCAAACAATTATAAACACAATTAAAGAGGATTCTTTAAATATTGAAGAAATACACTCTAAATGTGGAGAGTTGAGAGGCAAAATTGAAACTCTTTTGTCTACTAATGAAATTTCTGATATTCTAGAAGCATCTAGACTTGAGAAAGAAATTAGTAAATTAGAATCTAAAGTAAATTCGGATAATCCATTGGAAGATTATTATTTAAAAAATGGCGATATTATGCTTTCATACTATGGAAATACCGAAAAAACTAGACCAACAGCTCAATCTTGCATGGATGAGAATACGTTCGTTAAATATTTAATTACAAACAAAACAGGAGAATCTGGAAGTCAAACTAAAAAACAACTTTTTGAAGAATATGCAACTCGTATGAAATTAGCTGGACTTGAAAATATAGAAACAAAACAAGTTGTAACTGAACATTGTGAAACGTGTAATATTGCAAGAGAAGAAATATCATCTGAAGGTGTACTTGTATGTCCTACTTGTGGTTCTGAAGAATATATGATGGTAGTTTCCGACTTTCCTTCATTTCGAGATCCTCCTAAAGAACGAAATAATTATGCATACAAAAAAATTAATCACTTAAATGAGATTTTAAATCAATTTCAAGCAAAGGAATCAACTATAATTCCAGAAGAAGTTACAACTGAAGTAATTTGTGAACTTAAGAAACGAAGAGTGCAAAATATAGCTCAACTTACTGAAAAAGACATACGAGAGATTTTAAAGAAACTCAATAAATCTAAGTATTACGAACATGCTGCACACATTTTATCCAGACTTAACGGAAACCCTCCCCCAACAATTACACCGGAAATTGAAGAAAAGATTCGAACCATGTTTCAAGAAATTCAAGCACCTTTTCTTCTTTATTGTCCTGATGATCGTACTAATTTTCTATCGTACTCATATATTCTCTTTAAGTTCTTTGAACTTCTAGAATTAGATGAATACAAAGCTTACTTTCCATTATTAAAATCACGTGATCGTTTAATTGCACATGATCAAATATGGAAAAAGATTTGTGAGTATTTAAGATGGGAATTCGTTCAATCTGTTTAAAAACGGATTTTGATGACAATTACTGATTATAAGTCAATAAAATGTCTGTAACTCTACTCTCTGTTAATAAAAGTGATAAAACATATAATGATGAAATTGCAAACGATACTGATGTTGTGCGTGTTATTTATTTCGATGGTCAGAAAAAGGGTAAGCGTAATAGCTGGATCACAATTGGCTCGATCGTAATTGAAAAAGTACAAGATAAATGGGTTTATGTAGGTTTAGTCGTGTTTGTTCATGAAGTTGAACCTGTAGATGGTGTTGCTCGATTTCTACTTGTTGTAGAAAAGAATAATTGTACTGGACATACGTCTAGAACAAAGAAACTTCTTATGGAACAACTTGGATGGACTTTGACAGATGAAGCGCCAGGAATTGCACACGTGACACACGTTTAGATATAAAAATAATATATCGTACAATGGATACTTTTTACACGAAAATCAATGCAATGTCTATTGAAGAACGTGAGTCGGTTTTAACAAATTACATTAATCAACTTCGTCAACAACAACAGCATCCAATAGCAGATGCATTGCATGATATTTTAGCATGTTATCCAAAGTTTGCATTTAATGCAGATGAAAGACAATTTCGTCTCTATTTAGCATGGTCTAAGTTTTTTGAATTTCATAAACATCCTCTTGTAAGACAAATTGTTAACTTGCATTTATCAAGATAAAAAAGGTTTGGTATTTAGTCTAAACTTGGAAGAATCATTTCACTTACATGTTTAAATCTATAATATTTATTTATTTCTTTTTCTGAAATTTCACTAGCTTCAAATCCATACAATTTACAGATGTTATTCCGGCCTTCGCCAAATCCAAATGGAGATTGACATCTGCAATTCCATCCTGTACAGCTTGCAAATAAGTCTGTTCTTTTTTCTATATATTCATCTTTGAGAGTATACGTCAAGTAGAATACACCGAGTATCTGATCCATGCTATAGAGACCTAATTCATAAAATCTTTTTAGTTCTCCATATGATACATAGTTATCACATTCATTGCATAATCCCTTATCAAATTCTTCCATGTCATATAAATTTCCACATTTTTCGCATTGCATAGTTTTACATACACCTGGTTCAGTATCTCGATTTTCTGGGTCACAGTATTTGCACTCAGAAAATCCACAAAAGTATCCGTCTGAAATTTCCATTTTTCTCATTGTCAATTAAAAATCATTTTTAAGTTTCCGTTTTTAGATATTTGATAGTGATATAACTTATAAGAAGTACACTTCCCCAAAACAAGAAATCATTTGATGTCCATTTAAATCCTCTATCCCAATCTCCAAGTGCATACTTTGTAAGAAGTGCAACTAATACAGGAACTATAATTGTTGTAGGAAAATTAGAACGGTTTTCAATCATTGATAATCCAAGTGTGACTAAGACTACAAATAAAAAAGTATTTATCATTTACTTTAAACAATGAATAAAACCACTAGAAAGGCTATCACTAAGAACGTTGTTGCAAATACATCGATATAAGCATTGAATTTCATTTTAAGTTTAATTCATTTATTTATAAGTTTTCCGTTTTTACATATTTGGTGAATACACACCTTGTGCAAAGATTGCTGATGAAATACCTCCTGTGACGAGAATTGTAAATATCCAAGAGACGAAGATCTTTGCCATGATTTTCCAGTTGAGATCTTTCAATTTCTTATCGCAAAGACTTATACCTACAACCGCACCTGTAATGCATTGAGTGGATGAAATGGGAAACCCATATTTAGATGCAAAAGATACAACAAGTGCTGTAGCAAGTTCCGCTGCAAATCCACGTGATGGTGAAATGTAGGTAATCTTCTTACCAATGACTTCCATGATCTTAACACCGTAAGTGGCAAGTCCAAATACAATACCAGCTCCACCAATTGCAAGAATCCAAGGAGGTACATCAATTTTTGAGGACACTGAACCTGTTTGATAGATATGCCAGATGGCTGCTAGAGGACCGACTGCATTACTCACATCATTGGCTCCATGAGCAAATGAAGTACAGATGGATGTGAAAATTTGCAAATAACCGAATGAATATTCAATACGAGGATCATACACTTCATCATCATGTTCGACAGGAACTACTTTATTATCGTCAATGGGTAAAACGCTGTTCTTTCTCTCAATCTGTATTTCAGGTGCAACATAGTTGGCAATCTTCTTCTGTAGAATTGGAATGAATCCAACCGATAGAATAGAACATAAGAACGCAATACAATAGGATACCCAAATAGTTGTATCAATATCCCATGTAATTCTTGAACCTGCTCCTTTGGACAAGATGAAAATGAACTCAATCCAAACAGTGAAGAGCACAACAATTGGGAGAAAATTAACCGATCGACTGATTGCATGTTCAGACTTAATAATTCCATACCGAATCGTTGAATAAATCCCTGCAGACATAATAGCAGTGATAATCGGAGAAGAAATCCATGAAATCACAATTGGAACAAACCCTGCAACATATGGAAAATCAGGAATGGATTTGAGCCAGACAACTCCATCAACACCTTTATAGACCAGTGAAAACCCCATAATACCACCTACGATACTATGAGTTGTGGATACA